CTAATCTGAGAACCCGCGCGCATTCTAACAAAATCTTTCTGTGGTACCGCTTAGGTATATGTTCTATACAGTGGAAGAAAAGTATCTCATCCACAGATTGGACTTTATAAGGTAAACTCTTTCTAGTAAAATCTAAAACTAAATCAGGCTTACAATTTCTCTCAGCATCAATATTTACATAACCTTTAATTTTAGTAGATCCGCTTCCTAGGTTCAGCTTCATGTGTAACCTTTTTAACTTTCTTCAAGTAATCTAACCCTCTATCTCCACCATTCTTAACCGGCGCAGTCCCATTTTTAATATCCTTAATATTATTAATCTGCTTAAAATACTTAGTATAACTCTCTCTATTCCCCTCATGAATAACTTCAGGCCACAAAATATGACCGCACTCACATTCACAGTTAACTCTTATTTTACACTTAGGATCAATCTGTTTTGCCCGCATACAATAGTATACGTCCTCTGTGTGATTAATCCCAGTAATAAAATAAGGCTCCTGCATCCTCTTAAGGAAGCTAGTTTTAAGAAGTGCAAAAGAAAATCCAACAGCTTCTCTATCAACTATACCCTTCTTAGGAAGCTTAGTATCCATTGATAGGCCACCTTTTTTATCCTCATAAAAACTCATATAGTCAAAAGGATAACCTCTTACACAAATCTTTCCAGAGGCTACATCGGCATCACAATCAAGTAGTTGCTGAAGCCCTTTATTCGGTGGCACTATTACGTCATCATCCAGAAATAAAATATAGTCAGCTTGAGCTTGCAGAGCCACTTTAGCTGTCATATTTCTCATTCTATCTATACTCATCCTTGCAGGATTAGAAAAGATAAATTCTGTTTTAGGATAAGATCTACCCAATCTAAACCAAAATTGGCAATGATTAGTATAAGCTGGATATTGACTTTCAGTTAAACTATTTGTACCAACAATTATTCTCATTTAGCACTCTTTCTCTAAAAACGGGGCGGATAGTATTACTTTTTAGCTACCCGCCCCAAGTTGTGCGCAGTGAAGGAGCACATATCACATGGCACGTACAAAAGCTCTCTGCAAAGTTGCAACAGCAGTTCTAGTATCAGTAGCATTAGTAGCAGAACCTGCGTAACTTCCTAGATTATCCAATAAGATGTAAGGAGAACCTGTTGAAGCACTAGCAGCAGTGATAAAAGCATTATTAGCAGTATCTACCACTAGAAAATTTCCAGCGGCAGAAACAGAAGATCCTGATGCCCAACTATTTGTTCCTGAAGTTCCAGCACGAGTAGCTCTAATAACTGACGCCATGCCAACTCCATGAACTAAAGTTTCACCTAGCTGCTGAAATAAAATAGGTGCTATTGCAATACCATAATGATAAAGTTGAGCACCTACAAATCCTCCAGTACTTGGTAAAACAACTTGAAGTCCATCTTCCCATCCTGCAGGAAGACCATTAGTGTAAACCGGCGGTTGTGGAGTTGCACTCAGATTTAAACATAATGGAGTACCAGTGGGAATTGTTAGCCCAGCAGGACTTGTATCCACATTCTTCACATTGTGTACATACTTCTCTGGTTTATTTGACTCAATTAGCTTTGTTCGCATCTTCTTTCTACCTCTTACATTTTCAGTCCCGGTTGGGTTTTGTTATGTTAACTAACTAGCGTAGGATCTAGCAAACTTAGCTAAGATCCCATGCTTCCTTCGATTATTTACAGTCACATTCCCCATCCAGCCGACATGTCCAACCCGACTATCACCATTTATTGGCTTGGCAAAAGTGTTACCATTTTCATCTTTAAGCATATCCCAGTTTCTTGACGGATGGTAACGAATCTTAAAGAACTTAGCATTGATATAATAGCAAGAGCCAAAACTCATAGTCCCAGGGTTTACTACGCCACCGATTTGTGTGCCAGGTCGATTATTAAATACATCAGGTACTTTATCATCCATGATAACTTTAGCATTAAGGAACTTCTTCCCTATAAAGGGATACTCAAAATTTAAAGCATCAGCATTAGCTTTGTATACTGCAAAATAAGCATGAATAAAATTCTGATAAGTTATTTGATCCATCAACATATGAGTTGGTGGCCCTCCAGTCCCAAGGGCAGTAAGATTATACATACCTTCTAATTCATACATAAAACCACTATAAGTTGTAGCAGCACTTGTTCCCCAATGATTCTGCCACCATGCATTTGGAGTTTCTGGAATTCCTCCAACTGTTAGTGCAGTTCCAGTAGAAGCAGTTCCACTAATACTATCGTTACCAGCCGTATTGTAGCTAACAAGTTTCGGCAAAGGTTCCACATGGTAGCTACCATTTACAGTGCTAGTTTTGGGAGTTTGCATGTTCCCTGCACCAGCACCCCACATAAAAGCCTGTGCCCAGTTTTCCTGTAAGCCTAATTCAGATTGCTGGATTCTAGCCTTAACTAGATTAATAATCTTATGCTCATTCTGAACTACTTCCTTAGTATTGTAAACTATAGGAGAAGCAATTTGTCTCCACTCATATTGAGCCTGTGTAATTCCATCAGTCGGAAGTGTGGACAAATCATCATATCCATCATAAGAATCAGCAGGAGCCAAACCATACATCAACTCTTCAGCGATATAAGTTCCGCCATCCGCTTCTTCATAACTCTCACCTTTAATTAAATCATACAAGACAGAATTCGTCGCGCCGATGTTATCTATCAGAGTTTTCCGATAATTAGCAAGACTAGTAGAAAAGACAGAATCCAAATAAGTTGTTATATTATTCGGAGCTGTAGTGTTTCCAAAAGTCAAGGCCATCGTTTATCCTTCTTCTCACTTTCTAGAGCTTTGATCTACTTGCTCCACAGCCAGTGAGACGGCATCTTTTAGGGACATTTTTCTTGGACCTCCACTAGTATTTTCTGGTGTGACCCCTCGATTTTGCGCGGTTAAATTTCGTGCAACAGAGTCACTTTGATTTCTAGAGACTCTATCACTTTTCCCCTTGCGAGTTAAACCTAAATCACCCACTACAAAATTAAAGATCTTACGATAATAAGTACTAGGAGCCATATTTGGATCTGTTGGAGGAAAATCATCCATAGCCCTACTCATAGCCTGAATAACATTAGCAGGCATATCATCACTTCCAAACCATTCTTGTGCTATGGCAGCGTGGGTTTCGGCAGTTTCAGTCTGAATTTCCTTAAGTTCTTGTTTTTCAATTCTAGCCTTAAGTTCATTCGTAGGGTTATTTTGAGCAAGAAGAGAATCCAGACTTTCCTTAATCGCCGGCGCCAATTTTGGGGCGAGGAACTTAAATTCTTCACCCAGATTTCTTTCAAGTATTCCAAGGATATCCTCCTTAGCTTCCTTGACATCAGCTTTTGTCTGTACAGTCTGCTTTGTATATCCAGCCTGTGTAGCAATAAAATCTATCACAGCAGCAGATCTTGCGGGATCTTTCAAAGCCTGGATAAGAACTTTTCCCTGCTCTGCCTCTTCATCTGCCGCCGTTTCATGTTCCTCAGTTTTAGCTTCCTCTGACTTTTCTTCTTCCTTAGATTCTATAACTACGTCACTTTTATCTTGTGTTTCTACAGCAGCCTTTATAGCTTCTGTTAAAGTCGCATCTTTTTCAATAGCAGTTTCAGCCATACAAATCTCCTTATGTTAGCAAAATAGCAAGAACCCACAAAGCAAGTCCTAGCCAGCCAAGTTGAATTCTTTGTGTTGATACACCTATAGATTGCAAGAATAAAAGTACGAAAGCTAAGAAGAACAGAAGCAATTTGACTTGGAGCATAATTAGACTCCTCTCTAATTCATTCACTGAATCTGGTTAGCTAATTGTTCGTTTACAGAACCCGCACTTGGAGTAGCCATTTGAGCACTCTTAGCTTTTGCTTGATTTCCAGAAGCTTGCTCTCCAGCTTTCTGCCCTGCCTGCATAGCTTGCATTTGTGCTTGAGCTACAGCTACTTGTTGAGCTTTCTTTATTACCTGTTCATTTCTATAACCCACCCTATAAGCAGCTTCCCTGATTAAAGTTGGGTCCATACCAACCATAGGGAAGTTTTGAAGTAAAGCCATGAAATTAACAAAACTAGTCTGAGCTTGTTGCATCGCCGCCGGTGTAGAATTCTGTACATCAAAATCTACTTCGTAATCATATCCATCATCTATTTCTTGACTAGTAACATATTTATAAACAGGCCCTGCCATTTGCATTTGTTGAGGATTAGGCTGTCCATCAGGCTCTGGATTTTGTGTGTATTTAATCCAAAGGCCCTCTACAAGTCTTTCCTGGCATTGACAAAGTAACTCCCGCCCTATAAGACACAGGAAAGTAGAAAAATCCATCTGTTCAGCACTTTCCCTGATTGTAGCTCTAGCTTGGACAATTTTTGCTTGGGTAGCAGTTTCTCTATCAGTATCCTGTCCACGCGCTTCAGCACTTGTACCTGAGATTATATTAAAGTCATCTTTAGCTAAAACCAAAGCATTCTCACTTGTAGGACCGATTTCAGGATTATCTATAGCTTTTATAGCATCAGGTGCTTTTACTTCTACGATAATACCATCAGGCCCACTACTAAATTTCTCCTTCTCTTCTTCATCCACCTGTCCTTTTACAGACTGAAACTTTCTGGTAAACCGCCTTCTATAAGATCTAACCTGTTCCCTAGCTTCATTTATTTCATCCTGTGGACTCAACCATTGAAATACTGGAGGAATAGGATAAAAGCCGCGAATTCTAAGATCCCAACGCAAATCCACAAAAGGTAACCTATTAATATCCCCCGACCAGAGTTCGTGCATTTCATAATCATCCAGCAATAGAAATCTTTTAGACTTAACCTGATCCCAAATATGCCAGACTCTACAAATTTCACCGCTATTATATAAAGTGCGTAGCTGATCATCATTGGAAGCATAACCAGAACCGCCGCCTACAAATCCACTCGCATATTCAGCACTTATGTAACTTCCTCCAGAATAATCTGTAGGCCAATCTAAACCTTTCGTATTTTCCAACACTCTTTTATAATAATAGTCATAATAGCCGATCCAGTCACAATCATTGAGGTCCGTAGCTTCTGTGGCACAAGTTCTAAATCTGTGCGGCCAAATTCTTTTAACATAGAATTTTTCGTTGATCGGTATAGGGTTTTCTTGAACAATTTTATCTTCACTTTCTGCTACATCCCCATCAGTCCAACTTTTAAGCTCAGGATCTATTTTTTGCGGGTTTCTCCAATCATTAGCATAGCCAACTTCTATAATACCAAATCTAAAATAACTATCTAAGGCAGCTCTTTTTATATGCTCAGTGAAGTGAATGTTTTGATTACTTACTACCGTATTTAGAACATCCTGTTTCAACTGTGCCGATTGGACTGCAAAATCTATATCCCACTGAGAATTACCCGGCGTCGGACTTATAACAAACTTAGGTTTTTGGAACAGTAACCCTGAAAGTTTTATCTTGATCGTCGAATACACCAAATTAAGAGTATAAGGGTTATAATTTGTAGTAGGATAGTCTCTTCTTTGCTTCCACTGGAATCCTTCATAGTACTCCTCAAGAAGCTTACACTTAAACTTCCCCTCCCACTCGGTAAACATTTTATTGGCGCCTTCAATTCTAGACACCCACGGATTTGAGATGGAATAAGACAATACCAACCTCTTCTTTCGAAAAGACCACATTAGCAGAAGTTGGATTAGCAGATTAGCCGAGTGAAGCTGGCTGTGGGCCAAAATTTTTTCTTAGCAAAGTATTAAAGTAGGCGAAGGAATTTCGGGGCGGCCTTCTAATTGAATTCCTTGGAGAAGTACCATGCATAGCAATAAAATATCTTACACAATCATAAGCATGATCTACTATACTATCATCTCTATCATCACTGTAGATAGATTTTCCATCTACTGTGCCGAGGAGCTTTTTGCGCTGCGCGCCAAGTTGTTTAATTGCTTCTTTGCATCCTTCTGGATATCTGTCTGTAGCTCGAATAAAATAAATCCCAGGGCTTGGTGATTCTTTAGTGATAGGATGTCGAAACCTTGAACAAGGAGAAAGTAACTCATTAATCCTGTTCCGAGTCGCAAATTCATTATTATCAGCCGGGGTCCAAAATAACTCGGGGGCGTGTAAATCACTATCTCTATATTCATCAGCTACAGACCAAAATCCACCTTGTTTTTGAGCAGTTTTCTTGAAGATTTGTGGATCGGCGTAATTTCCACTATACGTTTCATTTCCACTTAACTCGGTTATAGATTTCCGGTGGTAGGAAATAACTTTACTTGCAGCATAGTATTCTCTATAAAATATATAAACACCACCTATTGATGCTACCCAAAGACAACATGTAGGAGCACTATCTCCGTGATCGAGAATTCTAAATAAATTGCCTTTAGTTTTAACCAGCTCCAAGAGTTCATCTGTTGGTTCAAGAAGTGAGTCTTTTCTTATATTATGGATAGCACTTTCTGAGCTGCCCCATTTACCATACACATATTTATTAACCCACTCTGGATCTCTTTTTATTGCCTGATCATAAGTTTCCTCACTGCCTAAAGAGCGCTGCCAAGCTCCTTCCACATAAAAGTGATCTGGTAGCCTATCTGTACTGTCAGGATGATATTTTCTGTATATGTAATGAAACTCAGTGTCAGGATTAGTTAAGAGCATCATGTAGCTTGGAACTATAAACTTATCATATTTATTCTTAGGCCACGCCTGTCCAAATATTTTTTCATGGTATTCTTGCATTTCTGGGGTAACAACTACTCCATCCCAGCGACCGAGCCGCGAGTCTAACACATCATACACTTTTTCTTGTGTCTCTTCAGCTTGATCTGTGAGAATAGAATTTGGTTCAATACCTCTTAAAGTATTTTCATCAACCCCATCAAGATGAATCCAATTTACTAAACTTCCAGTCTTGAAGCGAGTCCAGCCATCCTGAGTATTGTGAGTATCTATTAATCCCCAAGGCACAAGTTTAAAGAAAGTCTCCATCGTTGTGCGCTTAAGATCAGTGTATCTTTCCCGCGCGATTATCATTCTATAATTGGGGAATAAGTTCAATAAGTTAAAACTCTTAAAGCAGCCAACCCATGTCTTACCATTATTAAATCCCCCAGAGAAACACTGATTCCTCGCAGTAGCGTAATAGAATTTTTCCTGGGCCGGATTGTCGAACTCGAATTTAAGATCCATAAGATTTAATATAAGGGTAGCTCCTGAATTCGCTCCCCACGAGGAAGTTAAACTACCCTTATATCCGCTTGACTAAACAGGTGCACGGCGCTTAAACCATCATAGTTTATCCCCCACGAAAGCTCCTTTCATTAGATTTGATCAATACTAGCCAAAAGCTATATCAATCCGAGCATTATTTTCTGCTGTCTTACCTCCTGGATCACCATTATTAGATTTCCAGTAGATCGCCAGGAGGCCCGCGTTACGAACAGCACCGTTATTAAAAACAAACCAGGGTACTTTACGGCTATAGTAA